TCAGTCTTGTTGTTGCTGAATGGGCGCTGATCACGAAGGTTCGCATTTCGTTGGCCGCGACCGCGTCCACTCCTCCCAGAGCTTTGCGGGCATCGGCCAGATCCTGGAAGAGTTTTGGTAACTCCTCCAAGTGCTGGTTGATCGCGTGATGAATCTTGTCCATCTTGTTTGTTTTGTTTGTCCTTGTTGTCAGGGTGACTAGGACCGGCAAGTACTTCCCCGTCAAGAATCACAGCAAGTTTTGGGGCTGTGTTCAGATTGGTCAGAAGGCGAGGAAGTTGGCTCACAGAGCCATTGAAGTTTTGGAGGAGCTCGATATGAGTGAGAAGCTCCGCCACAGAAACTCCAAGGTCTTCTGCAACGATGTTGTTCCAAATATCAGATTCGTCTTGAGGCCACGAGTTAGTAAGTGCCTCTTCATCACGAACCCAGAATGGAATGTCGTTGAAGTCCTTGTAGTCTATGATCTTCGAAGTGCAGTTGCGTTGGTACGCCTTGCACCAATGGCTCGTCATTGGAGTTAAGCCGTCGGTAACAAGGTATGCTTGCGTTTTAGCCCATCCGATTTCTTCAATTTCGGATTTGCTGTCACAGGTGGTGTGTAACTTTAGCAAGGTGCGCGATGGGGTCTGCACTGATGCCGGCGATGACCAGGGATCAGCGAAAATGCGGGACAAGAAAGAGACTGGTTTCCCGCGGGGTGCCCGATTCAAGATCTTGAGATCAAAACCAAGACTGGAAGCGGCGTCCATGAGATTGGCGTTAGTGACCGTGCCATCTCGCAGACCGTCGTCTCCGTAGACAATGCCGATATGTTGCCAAGCTGCGAGTTTGTCCGGATGGACACCCAGCCTGTTTGCAAGATATGACACAAAGGCGTTGCAGATACTGTTCCCGTCTGTGGTGAGAGCAGATCCGCTTAGCCTTGAGCAGCCAGGATCGTACTTAAGTCCTTTCCTGGTGACGGCTTTTGAATTTATTTCATTTCCGAGGAGGATGTCTAATTCCTCGAGGTGGTCTTTGTGAGTCCACCGCTTGTAGGCAGCAAACTCAACGTGAGTACGCATGAAATGAAGGAAAGTTCCATCGAACCGACTATAGTCTGTCTCAACAAGTTCTTCAGAAGTTGAGGCCAGATCTTGTACTGCCTTCGCGATATTTCCAGGTGTTCTGCATGGCATGTACCATGATAGATGTTTCAGAACGGATGCCTTGAACGCGTAAGTGAAGCCAGAAAGCTTGACATTCTGGCCATGCGGTACAGTCGAGATGTTCCTTGGATGGTTGGCGCCGCCATAGGCTTCCTTCTTTTGGAAGGCTTTTGTCTTCATGTCTATGGTGTCGTGAAATCGGTTGGCGTCATTGCGGGCGCGCTGGAGAGGTTTCTGTTGTTGTTCCTCAACGTGTGATACAGAAAATGGGTGTCCTTCCCCACTGATCGGGACTAGTTGTTTGACGAAATCCCGAGCGATTCTTATCATCTTCGGAGTGATCCTCTCTCGCGCTTTTGCTTTGGCTTGCGGCACATTTATCCGCCCCTCGATGGTAGCTTGCTCATTAGACCTCGATTCACTTGGAAACACTGCTGTTTGGGTCAGTGGTCCAGGTGCGTAAGTCCGAGCATACTCCTTGCCCTGTTCAGTAGGGTCTACGTCGTGTTCCGGTTCTGCAGATTGATAGTGACGAGCCAATTGCCCGGGCTTGTGCACTTCAACTGGATGGATATCGGATTCACTGACAAGAAATTGATGTATGATGGCAGCTTCCTTGTCATTACGTTTTGATCTACGGACAGTGTCCGAAAGATTGTTGGTTTTCGAGAGGTGGTATGCAGTGCGTAATCCTTCTAGATCCTTCAAAGGTAACTGGACGCTAGCGCAGTTTCCTTCCTCACCCAAACTGATGAGCGGATCCCCATCGCCGATGTACGTGATGGCGTTCATGACAGGAGTCCCGCCGCGTTGTTGATATACGCAACGGCTGAGTTCGGCTCCATAGTCGGCGATAGGCAGCAGATTCTCTCGACAGCGAGCGAAGGGAACGATAGAGACGATGTTCCGGTTCGGACTAAGCTCGAATTGGTCGACAGTGCACATTGTCAGTCCCTGACCGAAGGGTGCAATGCCAAACTTCTTGTAAAGTTTAGCACTGATCCAACGAATGCCAGTGATATTGACAAGTACATCGCAGAGAATTGCCCACAAAGTGAGTAGTGGGTCGCGCGTGAATACCGTGTCTTGATTGTAGTTCCAGATCTTATGCTTGACGTCTTTTCCTCCATTCACTCGGTAATGGACAGTGTTGTCCTTGATGGTGAAGAAGCCGTCAATAACGGCTCCCGAGACCACACGTGGTTGAAACGTGTAGCAAAGGATGGGACGCCCGAGACTAATAATCTCGTGCATATTAGTATAGTAGTCAACGTCGGTCATGATAATGATATGACGGTCCGTGAGTGTATCACTGCGATAAGCTTGGCGGAGATCTGCAAGTCCATAGAACCTGCGGACACCTTCAAACTCAGCTTCACGGGGAGATGGTGATATGACATAGGGCAAGTAGCCCTCTTTGACGACGATGCTGATCATGGTTTCGGTGGCGCTATTTCTTTCTGCGGCTGCTGTTGCATGAGAATGACCTTTGCGCACACCAGAGCGATTGAGTTCCATTCTTTTCTGGACAAAAGCTCTGACGTGCTGGGCTTCGGGCAGGATGATCTTGTTCCTACTGATGAAGCGGTGGCGTTGGTCTTCGATTCGCATTGCAAGCCAGTTCGAAGCACACAATTTAAGTGATATTGCGACGAACAGGTAGATTCCTCCACATGTTGCAGCCACGAAGGCTACCATGTAAGGAGAAATGAATTGATCGGTAATGTTCGACCAGACAGTGTTTGCTGTGGTGTAGTCCATTAGTTAAATATCGTTGTACGTGAGCAACAGGAATATTATTAAATTTTC